AATATTATACGGATGGCCGCTTTTGGATTCAAAATTCAAATTTTGAATTTCTTTTGGGAATTACAATAATGCCATTTAGGTCCTGAACTATAAATAAGGACCCATTCCCCGATTGCATAGCCAAGTTTGAGAGGACCCGATTGACCAGTCAATATGCCTCAGCCAAAAAAATTTTTAATAAATGCCAAGAATTATTCCCTCACTTATCCACACTGCTCCCTTACTAAAGAAGAGGCATTTTCCCAAATCTCAGCCTTATCAACCCCGACTAATAAATTATTCATACGTATTTGCAGGGAACTACACGGAGATGGGTCTCCTCACCTGCATGTCCTCATACAGTTCGGAGGCAAATTCAAGTGCCAAAACAACAGATTCTTCGATCTCACCTCCCCAAGCAGGTCAGCACATTTCCATCCGAACATTCAGGGAGCTAAAACCTCAACAGATGTTAAAGCATACATGGAAAAAGACGGAGACGTGCTTGATCATGGAGTTTTCCAAATCGATGGAAGATCAGCTAGAGGAGGTTGCCAATCTGCCAACGACGCATATGCCGAGGCAATCAATGCAAGGTCCAAACCAGCGGCCCTCAATATATTAAAGGAGAAGGCTCCTAAAGATTTCGTTTTACAGTTTCATAATTTAAATAGTAATTTAGATAGGATTTTTGCACCTCCTATAGAGGTTTTTGTTTGTCCTTTTCTTTCTTCTTCATTCGATCAAGTTCCAGAAGAACTTGAAGAGTGGGTTTCTGAGAACGTGAGTGGTGCCGCTGCGCGGCCGTGGAGACCCAAGAGTATTGTGATAGAAGGTGATAGTCGTACGGGTAAAACAATGTGGGCCAGATCACTGGGACCACACAATTATTTGTGTGGACATCTTGATCTAAGCCCAAAAGTATACAGTAATGATGCTTGGTATAACGTCATTGATGACGTAGACCCCCACTATCTAAAGCACTTTAAAGAATTCATGGGGGCCCAAAGGGACTGGCAAAGCAACACTAAGTACGGGAAAGCCATTCAAATTAAAGGTGGAATCCCAACTATCTTCCTATGCAATCCAGGCCCAACATCATCATATAAAGAGTACTTGAATGAGGATAAAAATTCAGCATTAAAAGATTGGGCATTAAAGAATGCGGAATTCATCACCCTCAACAGCCCATTGTACTCAGGTACCAATCAAAGTGCAACACAGAATAGCCAAGAGGAGGCCCATTCGGAGACGGAGAGTTGATCTAACGTGCGGGTGCTCATACTACTTCGGCATAGATTGTGCAAATCATGGATTTTCGCACAGGGGAATTACTCACTGCAACTCAATGCGAGAGTGGCGTGTATACCTGGACGATCAAAAATCCCCTATATTTCAAGATAACCAAGCACCACGAGAGACCATTCAACACCAACCACGRCATCATAACGATCCAAATACAATTCAACCACAACCTGAGGAAAGCATTGGGAATACACCAGTGTTTTCTGATCTTCCAGATCTGGACTCGCTTACAACCTCAGACTTGGCGTTTCTTAAGAGTATTTAGGGTTCAATGTATGAAATATTTAGATAATATGGGTGTAATTAGTATTAACAATGTAATTAGAGCATGTAATCATGTATTATGGGATGTATTGGAGAAAACAGAATATGTAACACATTCTCATATAATAAAATTCAATCTTTATTAATTCTGAACAGAATCATAGAAATAGATCCTGATCTTCAAAGTAGCATACACTGGATTACTAGCATGAGTACATGCCATATACAATAACAAAGCATTCTCTGTGTGGTTATCATACTTCGCAGCCTCTTGATGGTTATAAGTCACATGGTTGTTAACCTTCATAAATTTCCTAACTATTGCTTGCTCCTTACTTGCATACTGACCACCCGTAACAGTCGCCTGAAAACGCCGTAGAACTTGAAAGCGATCCCTGTTGTCGTTCTTCACAGTAGCAGTGCTAGGCTCATTATCATACATGTTAAACACCTGGCCAAAATCCTGTGGAGTGCCAAATGGTCTCCTATCACGAACTAGAAAAAACATGACTGTGTTGGTATGATTCTTGGTCTTAATGTTCTCATCCATCCATATCTTGCCCAAAACATAGACTGATTTAACACAAAACCTCTTCCCGACTCGATGAGTCAAACCATTACCACGGGTAACATCCGACACACAAATTACCTTACCTACGTGTGCTACATCATGACGCTGTTCATACGACTGGACCTTACATGGACCCTCACAACCACGAGGCACATCAGGGCTTTTGTACATCCTGTACATCCTGGGCTTTCGGTACATGGGCCGATTCACCCATGACCTCCTTTTGTTTGTGACGAGGACAGTGGGGGCAGCAGCACGGCTGACATACGGGCTGTCGAAATTCAGCCGGCGACGCACCTTGGATGCGGGTGTGGAAATGACTATATCGGCGGGTCGCTTCGACATAATCTCTAGCACGAATAACTGAAATTAAATCACGAATTAAGTCGTGCCCTAATGTATCTGGAGAGTACGTATTTTCTACCAGTTGCAAATACTTAATTGCTAGCATACACCTGAAACCATGTACGGTCTCGGGAAACTCGTTTAGTAAAGGATCCCACATGTTTAGCTTTAGTACTTGGGGACCAAGTTATATAGGGGACCACTTAATAATTAAGCTTTGAGGAGCGGATAGGATTGGACACCAGCGCATGCGGGGACCACTTTAAAAAAAATCGCGGCCATCCGGT